CTTGGCGACACCGGACGAGTTGTCGATGCCCATGGCGTTGTCTTGCTTGGTGCGCTCACCGGCCATGCCGATGGTGTGGTAGATCTCGGTGATGATCTTGTTGACCACCGTGATGATGAGCTGTGCCTGCTTGACGTCCGGCGAGATGTATTCGGGCTTGGCGCCGCCCTCGCCATCATAGGCGAAGATCCGCTTGGTGCCCATTTCGACCAGGGCGTCGTATTTGTCGGTGCCGGGCATGAGACCCTGCGCCGGCATCACGAGCTGGCTGAAGGTCTGGTCCTGGATGATGGCGTCGAGGTTCGAGCAGTAGTTGGCACAGGCGCGATCGAGATAGGCGATATCGTCGATGAGGCCCGGCGCCGAATACTTGTCGTCGGAAATGACGTGGTCGACCGGAACAACCGGGACCTGGCGCACCGAATGCGGCACCTGCGGCCCTTCGATGACCTTGAGATCCTCGACCTTGCCGGACTTGCCCTGCTGAACCGTGAACAACTGCCAATAGGTCGTGGTCCAGAGCCGGAACTGCTCCTTGACGTCGCCGCTCGAGGCAATCGGATCCTTGTCGTCGCGCACACGTTCGCGGAGCAGGATCCATTGCATGACCCCGTCTTCGTCGAAGCCCATGTCGAGGGCGTCCTGCGGCCCGACGTAATAGGCATAGACGCGCGCCTTGGCCGCCTTTGCGTCGGCGACCGAGACGATCTCCTGCCTTGCCGTGGTGTCGGCGACGATGTAGCCGCGACCTTTCTTCGAGGTCTCGGTGCCGACCAGCTTCATGAACTCGTCGATGCACAGACCGGACAGGGTTGCGTCGTCCCAGAAGTCGCTGATCTCCTTGGGCGCGTCCTCGGAACGGGTGATCGGGCTCTTGAAGATGTATTTCTGGACGAGGTCGACCACTTCGCGGGTGTGATTGAAGCGGTAGGCACGCTTGACGCGGTCCTCGTATTCCTTGTCACCCTCCTTGATGTAGCGGAAGACGTTGTTGGCGAACCAGATCCGGCCGCCCTCGTAGGTGGCGTCGAGGAAATTCCAATGGGCGCACTTGTCCTGATAGTCAGGATGCCGGCGCTTGATAAAGGCGCGAAGCTGCTTCTGGCGATCAGTTACGACGGGCAAGACAACACCAATGGAACTCGGGAATCCATAATGTATGTCAGAACTGACTTACAAGCAAGCCTAAATCGAGATGCCGAAAGCTTCCTTGCTGCGCCAGGGGAACTCGATGTCGATGCAGTAGCCGCAGGCGTCGGTCGGATGCTCGAGCCCCTGGGTCTTGTCGACCTCGCGCGAGCCCTCCTTGTAGATGGTCTGCTCGAAGCCGGCGATCGTGTGCTTGCAGATCGAATTGACCCGCATCTTGATCGAGCCGTCGGCGGAACGCCACATGCGGTTCACCGCGTTGACGCGGTCGGCGATCTTCGGGTGCTTGCGCTTGAACTTGACCCATTTGAAGCCGGCATCCTTGAGGATGTCGATGTCGGACTCGCCGCGGCCCTTGGTCGAGCGCTGCGCGCCGGCGGGATCCGGGTAGATCGTGATCTGCTTCTGCCAGCGGAAATAGCGGCGCGCCAGCTCGTCGGCGGTCTCCTGGGTGTTGGAGCCACGCAGCACGACCTCGTCGACGATCCAGACCTCGCCGTTGGGCTGCGGCTGCATGATCACCGAGGACATCGGGTCGATGTTGAAGTCCTGACCAACCCAGATCGGGAGCCGCGGGTTGAACGGGTAGTCGCCGACATGCACCTTGCGATCGAAGGCGTAATAGACGCGGCCGGACATGGTCTCAAAGGAGGCCTCGAACTCCTGACGGAATGATTTCTCGTCCATATCGGCCCGCGCCGCCTCGACTTCGGCCTTCGGGATGAAGGGCGAGGTGATCGTGGGGAACTGCCAGGACTTCCAGGGGTTCGCAACCCGCCGGCCGGCGTGCTTGCCCTTCTTGATCTCGATCGTGGCGCCCTGCTGGCCGACCATGTAGACGTCGTAGAGCCAGTTGTAGGCCTTCGGCGTGCCGATGATGATCGCCTGGCCCTTGGTCGAGGCCAGCGTCGGGCGGAGAACCTTATACCAGGTGTCGGGCTTGATATCCTGGGCTTCGTCGATGATGAGCAGATGGATGCCGACGCCGCGCAGCGTGTCGGGCTTGTCGGCGCCTTTCAGCTCGATCCGGGTGCCGTTGCGCAGCCGGATGGACATGCGCGTTTCGTTGTAGGCGACCACCCAGTCGCGCGGGATCGACTCCTTGAGCTCCTCCCACATGATGCCGCGGGCCATCGCGTAGGTCGGCGCGACATACCAGATCAGCTGCTTGGGGATCCGCATTGCGCGGCAGATCATCAGCTTCGAGAGCTGGGTCTTGCCCCAGCGCCGGCCGGCCACGACGCATTTGAAGCGGTGCGGGTCCTGGTAGACCTCGCGCTGCTTGCCATGCATCTTCAGGATCTGGCGGGGCCGATGACCGCTCACGGGGAAGGCTTGCCTTCCTCGACAATGTCTTCGTCCTCGAGCTCGGGCAGCTCGAGCCCATCGAGGCCGTCATCTTCGCCGCCGGACTGGATCGTCATGATCTCGTCCGAGGTGAGATCCTGGATCTCGAGGATGGTCAGCGAGGCTTCGTCGATATCGCCGGAGATGCCGAGCGCGGTCTCGAACATGGTCTGGGCGTCGATAATGATCTTGCCCATGCGCTGGATCGCCTTGAGCTCGGCGTGAATAGCCACCCAGGTCGTAGTGCCGTCCTGAATTGCCTTCTGGGCCCGCGAAACATGCGAATTGTGGAACGCTGCCTGCCGGTAGCGAACCTCTTTGGCTGTTTCGATCCGCTCCTTCTTTTTGGCCTCGAACTCGGACTGGGGCTTCGGCGGGGCCGGCGCGGTCGCAATCTTCAGAGCCTTGATCGCTTCGCCCTTCTTGGCGCCGCGGGCGATGATGACGCCCTTCTTCTTGAGCTCGGAGAAATGGTTCGTCACTGCCGACGGCGTGATGCCGAACTTGCGGGCGATATCGACGGTCTTTGCCAGGTCGTATTCCCATAGCATCTCGATCTCTCGCCACTCTTCGGGCTTGAGACGCTTCTGCTTGGGATCGGAATCATCCTCCGAGCCGGAACTATCTTCAACTTCGTCCGTCATAATTACCTGTCAGCATTGACTTGAAATCCGGAACATCAAATTTCCTAGTCCTCACCCTCTCTTATATATAACTATTGTAAGTAGTAACTTATATATAAGAGAGGGTGAGGCTACGGAAATCCGGATCCTCCCTTGAAAATGGACACTCCGGAGGTGGTGGGAACCACGCTTGCACCTCTCGGCCCACGATTGATCGTGTCCAGGAAGCCATGTTGGCGCAGGAACTTCAGCGAACAGTGCAGCGCAGATCGTCCCGGCTTGTAGGAAAGCTGCGCCATCAGCTCGTTGACGGTGACATTCCGGCCGCGGGCGGCCGCCTCCACCACCAGCGTCATGATCTCCATCTGCTTGTCGCTGCACCGGAACTCAGACACGGAGCTTCTCCCCGGGCTTTTGGGCGTCGAAGGCCGTCAGCGGCAGCCGCTGCGGGACTGACCGCCCTTTGTCGGGGTTCACGAACACGCCATACATCGGCGACGCCAGCGTGATCTGCTGGATGCTCTTGATGATGGTCTCGGCGCTCATGGCGTCGACCCGGCCCTGGCCCTTGTCGCGGTTGTTGCCGGTCTTCTCCAGTGCCGAGTGCCGGTAGTAGTGGTCCTTGCAGAGCTGCAGCAGGGTCTCGCGCTGCGCCGGCGGGTGGGCGTTCATCTCGTCGACCAGCGCCTGGTAGTCCTGTGGGCTCGAGACGAAGTTCATGCGGAAGAACTTCAGCCCGATCTCGTATTTGTTGGCGTTGAGCGGCCGCACGAAGCGGAAGCCGGCCTTCTGCCCGAACAGGTTGAACTTCGACATGGAGGACTGGATCTCCATGTAGGTCATGCCCTCGAGCCGGGCGACCAGGTTCATCATGCGATAGCCGCAGCCGATGCCGCGATACATCGTATCGACCACGAACCGGCTGATGACCCGGAAATTGGCGTTCACGTAGACGTAGCGGTAGGTGTTGGTGGTCTTGGTCTCCTTCCCGGGCTTGGTGTTCGGGAAGACGATGTGGCGTTCCTTGAGGAGGCCCTTGGGGTTTGCCGTGACCAGGACGCCGATCGTCTCGCCGTAGAGCGTCAGCTTCCAGAACCGGGGTCCGATTGGGAGATTTTCTGCCTTGTAGTGCAGATCGTGCAGCAGCTCCCAATCTGACTTGTCACCCCGCTCGACGAACATATCGTCAAGCAGCGAGAAACGGGGCGCTGGTGCGTCCGTGCGCTCGATCAGCGTCTCGAGTGCGTCGGGACGTTCGAACGCACCAGCGATCGTTTCTGCGAACGGCATTAGAGACCTGCCGCGCCCTTGGCTTCAGCGAGCGCCTTAAGCGTTTCCGGGCTCGCAGCAAAAGGACGGTTGATCGCCGGCCACTCGGCGTAGCGGCCGGCCTTCTTGTGCGCCTTCAGCACGTTCTCCTCTTCGGTGCCGTCGAGCAGATCGACCGAGGTATAGGGCTTGAAGTCGCCGTTCGGCATGAACACGACCAGGTTGACCATGCGGTCGCCCCAGACGTGGGTGACCAGCGCCGAGAACGGCAACTTGCCGTGGCTGATATAGACCGGGTCCTTGTCGGGCGCCGGCGGCGTGAAGTTGACGAAGCGATTGCGAGCGGGCTTGTTCATGGGTTCTCCTTATTCACAAGCGTGTCCAGCGCCCTGACCCGACAGGTCAGACGAGCGCATGAAGTCGTAGCGGCCGGCGCCGTCGCAGCGCGGGTCGCGTTTCGGGGTTTCCTGACAGCCGGTCAGGATCACGATCGTCGCCAAGAGGAGGACGACGAACACGATGACGCGGTCGAGGACGGGATGGGGTTTACGCAGCCGGGGCACTGGCGCGTCCCTGCAATTCGTGGCCGGCGGCGCCGCTGTCGAAGCCAGAGCCGACCTGCTCATGGGTCGCGGTCTCGATATCCACGCGTTGACGGAATCGCTTGGTGATCGTCAATGACGGGCCGAGCTCGTCCTTCAGATCGGTGTGAGTGGTGGCGACGATCAGCGTCTTGTTCAGCCGGCGGGCGACCTTCTGCATGTTGAAGGCGACGCACTTGGCTGTGACGCGGTCGAGCACGGCGCCGAACTCGTCGGCGACCCAGACGTCGGCCGGCTGGTTCATGAGCATGGCGAGCTTGAGCCGGTAGCGCTGCCCGTCGGAGAGCTCGCTCGGCTTGCGGATATAGATCCAGGCGTCCGAGATTCCGGCCTTGGCCAGCAGATCGGCAGCCTCGGTAATGGTGTTGCCCACGATCTCGATCACGGGCATCTCGGGCAGCGTCAGCGCATTCAGGTCAGCCACCTTAAGGCTGCCAGCGGACATTTGACGGGCGAGCTCGCGCAGGATGAGGGACTTGCCGGATCCGGACTGGCCGGTGACGTAGAGGACGTCGCCCTGGCGGACCTCGAGCTCGAGGTTGTCGTAGATGACGAATTCCTTGTTCGACAGACCCAGGCCAAAACCCTCCGCGACTTCAAGCACGCGGGGAGTTCGTTCCACAGACGAATTAAAGCGGACGTCGATGACATATTTCACTCCTCGTCCTCCAGATCGGTGATGTTGGCGTCGCCAAAGACGGCGTCGCGAACGATGTCCTTCATCTCGTCGATCGCCAGGTTCAGCATCGCCATGTCGCGCGCGTCGTGGTCATTGGAGCCAACCACGCTGAATGCCGGGAAGCCGCCCGAGAGACCTGCGATCGCAACTCCGCGCAGCTGGCCGGCCTGCGCCATCTTGAGATATGCCTCGAGGAGCGCGACGGTGCGGCCACAGACCTTCGGCGCGTCGGTGTCCGGCTCAGAGCCAGGCAGCGGATCGCCTTCCTTGCGCCCGAAGGCGTTGATGATCTTTCCGTTCACGCTGCGAGCCCGTTGTCGTTGATGTAGGCCACAAGCGCTTCAGCACCCTTCAGGCCGGTCTCGGCCTCGACGTGGCCCATGAACGAGCGCACGGTCCGGGACTGCTCCACGGTCACGCGCTTGAAGCCCAGGGCATCTCCGACGGGCGCCGCCGACTGGTCGACCTCCTTGGCCTTCTCGATGTTCTCGGTCTTCTGGTTCTCGACGGCTTCGCCGATGTCCTCGACAAAGACGGCATCGTCGATCGCGCCGAAGTCCGCGGTCAGCTTCTCGAGCTCGCCATCGTTGAAGCCCAGGCTCTCCATGTCGATGTCGGCGTCCTTGAGCAGCAGCAGCTCGGCCTTCAGCAGCTCGGTGTCGTAGTCGTTCGAGACCGTCTGGTTGTCGGCGACACGCAGCGCCATGGCCTGTTCTTTGGTCAGGTCACTGCGAACGATGACATTGACCGTGGTCCAGCCGAGGTGCTGCGCGGCGAGCCAGCGGCCGTGGCCGGCGATGATGGTGCCGTCGCTCTCGACCTGGATCGTGTTCGCGATGCCGTATTTGTCGATCGAGCGGGCGAGCTTTTCGATCTGCGCCTGCGGATGCTTCTTGGAATTGGTCGGCGAGGCCTGAAGCCGGCCGATCTCCCAGATCGCAGTGGGCAGCTTGGAGACGTCAATCTTGGTCGTCATGATTCATCCTGGCGTAAATTCGCATCAGCTCGTCGGCGGTGGGCTCGCGGTCGGTGATCTTCTCTTCGAAGAATTCACCGGAGCCGCAGGGCAAACAGCGATTGTTGGGGCGGGTGCGGCTGAAGAACCGGCACTGAAGGCAGTCGGGGAAGCGCGGCTTGACGACCATTGCCATCACTCGGCCGCCTGAAAGAGCTGGTGGACCAGCGCATCGCCGGCGTTGGTGAGGTCGTCGGCCGCGGTGAAGCCCTGGCGCTTCTTGACCTTGGCGAGCAGCTCGGCGAGGCGCTCGGAATCGGCGATCGACACCTTGAAGCGCATGATGGTGTGGGTCTTGGCAGCCTTCTCAGGCGCGGGGCCGGCGTCGTGGCCCTTGTCGTCTTCCGTGTAACTTTCCGGAAGATCGAGCTCGTCGAGCGCTATAGAGACGCTTGAAAAAATCGAATTCAGATCACTCTCGGTGTAGGGCAGGATCTCCTGAAGTTCTTCGGCGCTTCCAATTTCCTCGAGCAGCTTGGCCAGCTCGATCGTGTCGTCATGACCGTAGCGGGCGTTGTCGGCGAGTGTGATGCGCTTGGCGATGTTGTCGTCGATGACACCGACGCTGAACACCGGAACCTCGTCCATTCCCTCTTCCTGCGCGGCCGACCAGCGATGTTCGCCGCCCAGGATCTCGTATTTGGTGTCCGTCTCCTCGTCGTAGAGTTCCCGGACCACGATCGGCTTGAACAGCCCGAACTGACGAATGCTGGCGCGCAGCTTGGTCTCGTTGTCGGGGCTGACGTGGTTCGAATTCCACGGGTTGGGCCTCAGAAGGCCGATTGGAGCCGAAAATTGCTTAGACACTGGGTTATGGTTCCTGTAAGTCAGAACTGACTTACCATAGCCAACGAAGAAGGCAAGCGGATTAAATGAAGCCTGTTCTCACCCTGGTCGCCAATGCGACCGTCGC